ATCTGCGCACGCTGCTGGCGAGCAGCCTCTAGCTCTTCGATGCCTGCGCCAAGTTTTAGGCCAGACACAAACCCACCGAACATGTCGGGTGGCTGAATATCATAACTGTAGGGTGCTGGCATAATAAACCTTTAAAATCCTAGTTCGCCAATTACTGGGGCTGGAACCATTTGTGCTGTTATTTCTGCTCCACCAGGCGGGTAAACTTCGCCTCTTGTTATAGGAATGTTCTGCTGCAATCCCGCTCCGCCTTCAAACAACGACCTGCCCGTCGCCGCTTGGTAGCCGAGCAGCTGGCCTGGAAGTTGCAGGAACGGCTGATAGGCCCGTGCCGCTGCCATCTGACCACCGGCAAGTGCCGCGCCGCGCTCACCAAGCAAAGCGGCCTGTTGTGCAGCACCGCCCGTCAGAAGGTTGGCCACGTTCGCGCCAAGACCGCCTGCAGCTGCGGCCTGTCGCGTCGCCGAGGCTTGCCCGAGAGTTGCCAGACGCTCCTCGATCCCCAGGCCTGCGCCGGCAAGACCGCCGAGCCTACCGTACTGGCTCTCGACCTCCCGGGCCAAGAGCGCCGGACTGAACTGCGCCAGTGCCCGCTGGACATTGCCTCCGCGCAAGCCTCCCGTTACTGCACCTCGACGTAAAATCGCCTCCTCGCCAAGTCGCTGCTGCTCCGTAAACCCCGGGCGGCGCTGGATCGCGGCAAGCTCTGCAGCCTCGGCCTCCGGCCCTCGAAGACCCAACAATGCCTGCTGGCGCTCAAAGGCTGTAGCCCCTGCCTGGCGAAATGGCGCAAGACCCTCGACACCGGAAGGGCCAAGAGCAACATAAGGCGCAAGGATTTCGGACATGCGGTCAAACTGTCGCCGCTGTTCCTCGATGGCCTGACGCTGCGCCTCAGATTGAAGCTCCATGCCGCGCTCGGCTGCACCTGCCTGTGTTCGGGCGGCACTGCGGGCGGCACTCGATTGCATTGCCCCGCCGATCAGCGTAGATCCGGCGGCAATCAATGCGGTGATTGGGCTAGGCATTGAATTCCTCCCGATAATCTTCCCACGTCTCGCCGTAGAGGTCCATGACGTAGTGCGCAAGTTCTGTCGCCACCTCCGGGCCGTGTGCGCACTGAATGGCCGCCAGGACAACGTCATAGTATCCGGCGCGCCACATGTAAGACTTGGCACTGGCCTTGTGCTCGCGCTCGGCTCGGTCGGACCCCTGCCACTTCAGCACCATCAACCCAACCGCTGGCCCAAGCGTGAAGGCATTCTGAAGGTAAAACGGGTTGGTCGGCATCGAGGCGAGCGTTTCCCAGATCGCCTGGTTAAGGTCTCTGCGCTCGACCGGATCCCCGTCTGCGTAGTCGTCAAAGACCTGCGTGGCGTGAAACAACGACATCAACCAGTCCACCGCTGCGGGTGGCAGCTTGAACGTCACCTCAAGGTTGGCACGCAACCCGTCAGCTTTCATACGCCGACTCCCACGCCTGGCAGACGCGCAGGTCGTGACAGATGAACTCAAACTTGTCACAGTACCCACGAAACCCTGCGTTGGTGTCCCACTGATTGCGCGGGATCCTTTCCATCTTTACCTGGCAGTCAGGCGAGTTGTCGTAATACTCACAGTTCGAGCACCGACGACGGCGCGCATCCTCTTCTGAGACCTGCCAAGCACGGCCCATTTGCACCCAGAACGGCTTGTTGGCCGTCGGCTCGTTCGAGGGCTGCTCCGGCCCGAGGTTCCACTCCTCGATGACCATGCGGGTGTTGTCGCGGTTTTCGGCGGTCGTGATGAAGTCATCGTTGGGAATCCCGCCGAAGATCAGTCCTTCCATCATGTTACTTCCCTCCCCGAAACACGCAATGTCAGCGAGGTGGCATTGCTTGCGATAGTGCTGATGAATGCGCCAGGGTCCAGCTCTTGGCCGACCAGCTCGGGGCACAGGTAGGTCTCGCCTGGCACCACGGTGCGGTCGTCAATGATCAGGTTAGCATTGCCAGCGGTGCCGCCCACTTGCACCAGGTTCACGCTGAACGTGCGGTTCACGGTGTCGGTGTTGGTGACGGTGGCCTTGTCGATCAGCGCCTTGGCGGCCGTGGCCGTATATTGCGTGGTCTGTACTGCCTCCATCTGCTTGGGAGGGACGAGAGTTTTGACAGTCACAGTCATGGTTGAACTCCTTGGATGTTGTTGGACACGGTCAGAATGATGCTCGGGATTGCCGGCACAGGAGGTGTCGCTGCCACATATTGGACACGAACACCCAGATCAGTGACCGAGAAATAAAACTCGACGTAGTCGCTGGCCTTCAGGCTGAGGAAGAAATTCAGCGCCAAAATTGACTCTGAGTTGTTTCCTTTCAGACGGACTGTGGAGGCCGAATTTGGCACGTCGGTGCCATTGACTGCGATCCACAGGTAGAAGTGCTCGTCAGTGGCGACTGTCGAGTCGAGCTGCAGCGAGGTCTGGAAGTCATAGACGCCCTCGGTGTCCACATAGACGCGCGATGTCGGTGTGCCAAGGTAGACGCCTCGGCTGAGGTCTGTCGTGTTGAACGTGATGGCCTTGGCTGTGTTGATGGCCGTGGCCGTCTGCGTTGTCGTGTCCAAAAAAGCACCGTAGCGCGAGCGCTTGAACTCGCGTGGAGGTGGTGACATCTGCAGGCCTTCGACGGCCGTGGCCAGTTGGCCAAGTAGCGTCAGTGCCTGGTTGGCTTTGTTCTCTGCTGACGCGATGCTGACAGACGTTTCCTGCGCCAGCATGGCGATTTGATCCAGCGCCTGCGTGGCCTTCACGTCAGTGACCGAGCAGCAGACGGCTGCCTCTTGCGCTAGCGTGGCAATCTGGCCAAGCGCCTGGATGGCCTTGGCATCGGCATTGCCAGCAGCGATTGACAGCGACGTAACGGTGTCGGGCAGGAGCGTATCGACCGTCGAGAACAACAGCTCGAACTGACGGATCTGCTGGTGATCTTGCAGAAAGGCCGCAAATTGGTCGCGGGTGAGGTTGAGGCGTGGCATTTAGGCCGCCAACGGTTCAATCTGGGCTTCGAGCCGCACGATGGAGATGTGCGCTTGCGAGTCACCACGGAAGCGCTGAATGCGCCAGTTGCGCATGTTGCCCATCTGGAACCATGCGATCCGCTTCTGCGTTGCGCCAATCGGCCCTACTGAGGTGAAGCGGTCCTGGCTCCAGGACAACCCATCCTTGGAGTAAGAGGTCGAGATCTGAGGGTTGGTCCCAAGCGCCACGCGACCCGTCAAGCTGACCAGCTCCATCTGGTGGAAGATCGCCCCCAGAGACTGGTTGTAGACGATGATCGTTGAAAACTCCCATCGCACGATCTGGCCCCAGTGACTGCCGACCTCGAGGTCCATGCGCCCGACCGTGCTCGATTGCGGATCGCCTACGTTCCAGCGGTCGTAAGCCCAGACCATGTTGCGCGCCCGATACTGCGCATAGCCCACGGTAGTGGAGACAAGTTCAAACCAGACGAACGTCTCCAATTCGGTCGAAGCCTGCTGGTCGAACACAATCGTTCTGTCGGGCAGGTGGATGTAGAGGTGCAAATGCGCCCGGTCGTTGCGTGTCTCGACCTGCACCTGCGCAAGTTGGCTCTCGGGGATGCTGGCCAGCAGGATGTCGATCTCCTGCGTTGAGATTTTCTGCGTTGTGGCGTTGACGCCCAGATAGACGCCGGGTGCCTCGTTGCGACCGGAGCCGACAAAAGCGATCTTGTCCGCGAATACACACGCAGCAAAGGTGCCCACCGCCCCTTTCTGGATTTGCGCACCAGTGATTGGCGCGAACGGAAACCCTTCCTGATCCACCCCGTCGAATACCTCAATCGTGTAGCGGTTGATCGCATACGCCTCGTTGTAGAGTTTAAGCAGGCACACCACCGGGTCAGGGTCAAGTTCGGATGACCCGTACTTGAGCGGATCCACCAACAGCGGATTTGTGATTTCGGTCACAATCAGAAATTCGCCGTCGGTGACCATGAACTGCCCGTCAATCCAGATGACCGACGGCAGAATCGGCCCGAGGTCTGGATCGGTGACCTGTGTGAGCACCCCGTTCCAGTAGTAGAGCCGGTCGCCGGAGGCAATGGCCAGGCGGTCGAAAGAATAGTCGAAGTCCACCAGCTGGTTTGTCGGGCCGCCCACATCGCCGAGGATCGTCACGGCTCCGTTGCTGGCAATGCTGACGAGTTTCGTACCCATCACACGGTACAGAACCCCGTTCCACTCGATCCCGCCTCGGTCAATGCCCGGGCCAGTGCCGTAGCTGATTAGCCCCTCTGCGGGCCTCAGATAGTCGTTACTGATCCCCGAGGCGCGTGGCACCGGCACCAGGTTGACCGGATAGGCCGAGCGCAGATCCGGGCCATTGTCCGTGTAGATGCCTTGGAGAATCGGGATCTGCACTTACCACTTCTCCTTTGCGGCCCAGTACGCTGCGCTCATCTTGCCCTTGGCGATGTTCTTGGCATGGCGAGCTTTGAACGCCTTCTGACGCTTGGTAGGTTTCCGATCTCCGGTAACACCCTGCTGCCCGAATCTGATAGTCTTGGTCTTCCCGCCCTCACTCGCCACTACCACATGGCTCTTGGTAGGATGACTAGGTGTTCTCTTGGGTTTATTCACCCCACTCACACCAGCTTGCTTTAACTTACTCTTTATCGATGGTTTACTCATGTAGTTTTAATCCTCTTTCATCCAGTTCATCATACAGCATTTTTCTCGCATTCTCCGCAAACTCTGCCTTTATCGGGTCATCCCCATACTTCACAATCCCACGAAGATACTCATCCACGCTCTGTAACGCCCACTTCCACTCCATAGCCTTGATAGCTGTTTCGTGTTCTTCCCTATCCTCCGGCAGATTAAACTCTAGTATAGCTTTCATTCCGCAGAATAAACCTCCATTTGCCTTTTCAACCCACTAGGAAATACCAGATCAGGCCCGGTGAAGCTACGTTCCCTAAATACAATATGATTCGTAGGCTGGACAGTTAGCCTCCCGTTGTCCAGTTTAACGAACGTAAACTCCTTGGACTGGTCTGGAGCCGCCGAAAACCTATCCCCTACCGGAGAGACCGAAAACATATACTCCCCATCATACTCCTTCCCATCCGCCCGAACCCGGCAATCCAATCCCCTCAAATACTCATACTCCACATACGTCCAATCCCACCCATAACAATCCCACGTCTGCGCCTGCTTAACGCTCCATTTCGCGGGAGTTTTACTAAACCCTATCGCATGAGGAGGAAGATTCCGGTAAATAGCCCCACTCTCCAATAACACCGTACACCCCCACGCTCTTCCAGGATAACTCACCAACCCATACCAAACAGCCGGAATAAACCCCACACCCTCCCTATGAGTAAAAGAAGAATCCACAAA